TCAGGTCTGAATGATTTCTTAAGAGCAAGTTCATTGAGAAGTGCCTTAAAGTGTCCTGAATGTGCGGAAGCAGTCGGATACTCTTTGATGACTAAAGAACCTTGTGTCTTCTTCGCAATACTATTTACTTTCGTTTCAAACATTTGGCGCGGTAAATCAACCAGTTGTTGAATCGGGACATTGAGAAGGTTTGCGTCAATTCTTTCTGCAATTCGCTCTTCCGCCATTTCAAGAGTGATATAGAGTACATTCCTACCCTGTAGCAAGGCGGCGCTAGCCACATGACACATGAACAGTGATTTCCCAACACCCGTTCCAGCGAGAGCAATATTGAGAGTCTTGTTAGGTAAACCACCTTTAGTGATTTTGTTGAAATATTCCAGGTCAAACTCGATTTTATCTTCTTTACGGTGGTAAAATTCATAACGCTCCTCATAGTTCTGAAGATAATCGTGTCCGATATTATTATCAAACGATACTGCTAGAGCATCAGAAAGAATGCTTGGAATCGCGTCACGATTTTTCTTCCCATCATTACCATCAGCAATATGAATTGACTCCATCAAAGCAAGATAAATTGCTCTGTCCCGACACCACTTTTCAGTGGTATCAAGTAACCATTGTTTATCTACGATGGCATCATTCAAAGATGAATTGAGTTCCCGAATCTCTTTGATTTCAGACTCATTAATGTCTGTGCGATTTTCTACCTCAATGTTGAGTGCTTCAATGGTGATTGCTGAACCATACTTAACAATAAACTGGACAATCTCTTCAAAAATGACCTTCTCTGCCTTTTGCTCAAAATAATCTGGTTGTATAAAAGGTATAACTTTTCGTGAGTAATCTTCATTAAATACTAAATTTCTGAGAATAGTTGTCTCAATTCGTTCCATAAGAGAATTGTTGTTTCGCGGCAGCATCAAGTTGCTGCATTACTTCTTCGGTAAAATACTGATCAGGATTCTTTAAGATTTCCTTTGCGTAAATTTTCTTACCATCCATTTCATAACGTCCCGCGACATTCTTCCAGAGTCCAGCGAGTTCCCCGAGTTCCAGAAGACCATAATAGCGATCAAGACCGCGCTCATCATAAAATAGACGGATTTCAACTTGCTGGTTCTCCTTACTCAAACGAGACTTAGCAGTCTTTGCTTTGATAATGTTTCCAATAACTTCTTTTCCATCTTTCTCTTTTGACTTGCTGAGATATATGATAGTAGAAGCGGCATACTTAAGACCACTCCCACCACCCATTTCTTTTGTAGGAACGTAAGCGCCAATAACATCGTAGGTGTGGTTAGTTACAATCATAGGAATGTTTGCCTGCCCCAACTTAAGAGTGAGCATACGGAAAGCACCTTTGACAAGTTGTGATTTAGTCATATCACGAACTTGCTTATCGTTAAGTGCGTCAGTAATCTCTTTCTCAGTAGAAAGCATACCCAAAGAGTCTAGCACAAACATACAAGGTTTGCGCTCTCCTTCAGGTTTTTTTAAGTAAATATCTACTGCTTTGAGTGCTTTTCCACGAAACTCTTCAATAGTAACAACATTGACAACCACAAGACGAGAAGTATCAATTCCACGGGATTCTAAAAGAGATTTAGTGATAGCAGCCTCAGTGTCAAAGTAGAGACAGTAACCATCGGGATTAGTATCAAGAAAGTTCTTAACCACGGCGAGAGAGAAAAAAGTCTTTCCAGTACTAGACTCTCCAGCAATAGCAGTAATCTTATTCCCAGATACACCGCCAAATATGCTACCTGAAACCAGTGCATTAAAAATGTACGAACCCGTGTCAACATAAGTCTCAGTCTCATCAATATCGGAAGCAAGTTTTGTATACTCACCACCAACTTCTTTTACAATTTCTTTAAGAAAGTCCATAGTCATTTACCATTTTGATATTTTAATTTAAACCAATAAGCCCACAATTTATTATAAAGTTGGGTATTTGATTTAATAGATTGGAGTATATATTTAAACTCGTTCTCTGTGATTGGTAAGTTCATACCACCAAACCATATTGCTCTCGTAAGATTTTTTTATAAGGTAAACCTTGCTCTCTAAGTTCTTTTATCAGTTTAAGTTTATGATAAAGTGCTGCATCTCCACCAAATCCAAGAGCACTTACAATTTTTTTTAGTTCTTCATCGTTAATAGGAAGATCCATTAGGCAAAAAATAGTTCAAGGTTTACAGTTTTTTCGACATTCCATCCAATTGAATCGAGAATGGACTTAAGCGGGTCTACAAAACTCTTTTCAAATTGTAAGTCATAGTCTATGTATTTGTCAAGTCCAAGTTCCTTTGGAAAATCTTGAATGAATGAAATTACATTCTCCTGAATAATGTTTGGTTTTTTCAGAAAAATAAACTTGACTTTTTCACCATTTGAAATAAGAGAATACTTATTTGTCAGTTTCTTTTCTTTTATATAATGATTAAAAAGAAGTGCTCCACGAATATGAATGGGAGTTTTCTGAGCATAAATGGTTGCTGATGAATGATACTTACGAACATCAGACGCAGTTCGTGGAAATGCAATCTGTTCTGGAGGTAAAGACTTAAACTCTTCACGACACTTATCAATGAAGTTAATTACATCTTCTTCGGTCCCACTCATCATCAGTTTGAGACCATCTTTAATCATCTTGCGACAAGGTGCAGGAGTTGATGACTTAACTGCCTCAATACCCATCATCTTGAGTTTAGGTTCTTCATAACGAACACCTTCACTATCCCAAACATTTAGGATATATCTCTTTTTAGCGGTCCAGATTCCACGTTCGGCAATGTTTTCACGCTTCATCTGCATCTTCTGGTCATAAGCATTTACATACTCAGCCAGTTCTTGGTAGCAACCTTCAATATACTTTTCAAGTTCCACCTGACAGACCTTATCAAGGAACGAAACAATGCCTTCAGTAGTTTTCTCTCTTCCCTTGAATATACGTTCAACCAGAGGACCCATATTAAGGTAAATAGAATCAGTATCTGAAGCAATAACATAATCAACTCCATCAGTTTTCAAAAGTTTGTTGATATAGGCATTCATCTTGTCTTCAATCCAACGGATAGAAACCTGACCAGACAAAGTGATTGCCTCAGCATTTGCTAGTTTGTAATAACGGAAATACTGATTGCCGATAGCACCATAAGCAGAGTTAAGTTGAATCTTCCTCGCCATTTGGATGTTGTTACACCGAGCAATCTCCTTTTCCAAGTCTTTTGTCTTTTTCTTTTCATACTCTTGTTTGGCAGCAAGCATTTTCTTTTTATAGATGGTGCGGTCTCGATAGATTTTTTCCATCAATTCTGGTAGAAATCCCCGCACATCCTTACGGAACATTGCCCCGTTAGCACATACTGCCTTGTCCTTATACATTTCAAATGTGATTTCCTGATTCAGTATTTTATCTACAGTTACTGATGGATGCCTCTCATCCAGAAGTGTTTCTGGTGAGATATTATACTGCATAATAAGGTGAGGATATAGCGAGTTGAGGTCAAAAGATACAACCCAGTCATATTTTCCAGGAATAGGTTCCTTAACGTATGCACCAGCATACTTAGAGTCTTTATCAGAACGCTCTTTGGGAGGAATCACAATGTTCCTCTTTTTCAGATAGTTGTAGATAATAGTATCCCACATTCTAACCTGTGAAAACACATCAGCATAGTTTGCTTTTGCGTCATAGGCCATGGTGATTGCAAGTTCAATCAGTTTCATCTTATCTTCCAGACGGTCAACAAGTTCCACGTCAATGATGTTGTATTCTACAAACTTTTGCCAACCTTTGGTATAGAAGTCCTTAAAGGTATCAAACTCAGAGTGGTCCAGTTTTTTCTGACCAAGTTCTACATTTGCAATATGATCCAGACGATAAGACTCTTGTGCTTTATAAGTAAACTTTTTATAAAGATTCAGATAATCGAGTTGAGTAATACCACCAACATCGTAAGAAATGTGCTTACGACCAGCAATATAAATCTCAGTCTCAGTTACAAGTCCCCAAGGAGAAATGCGTTTCATCAATTTCTCACCTAGAACACGATCTAGACGACGAACAAGATATGGAATATCATAAAGCTCGCTGTTCCACCCAGTCACAACTTCTGGAGTATTTGTTTCAACCATCCACCAGTTGATAAAGTCGTTGAGAAGATCATATTCGCTGGAGAAAGAACGGTAATCAACATTCTTCTGCTGATTCTTGAAAGGACCTTGCCCCCAAGTGCGAATTTTCTTGGATGAGTAATCTTGAATAGTAATGAGTAGAACTTCCTCAGCGGCAGACTCTACATCAGGGAATCCGTTTTCAGAGGCAACCTCAATATCAAGAGTGGTAACTTTGATATTAGTAATATCAAACTTGAGTTCCTCTTCAGGATACATTTCAGAGATATACTGATAGATGTATCCAGTATTTCCATAAATTTTAAAGTTTTCTACTCCATCATATCTTTTTACAAACTCACGACAGTCGCGAACAGAACCAGGTTGAACCGATTCAACATATTCTCCATTCAGAGTCTGATATTTAGTTTTCTTTTGAGAAGGGACAAAAAGAGTCGGGTTAAACTTCTCCCGAGTCATGAAATGTTTTCCATTTTCATAACCACGGACCAAGAAGTGATCCCCGACCATCTGCACGTTTGTATAAAATCGAAGCGACATCAGGCGGTTAATTCAAGATACTTTTCAACAATTTCTTCTTTTGGATCCACAATGGTAAGGATACTGTCCGAATGAATCATCATTTCTCTCTGATCAGTTACATCAGGCCAAGGAGTAAGATTTCCTTCGGCGTCAATGCGGAAAGGATTAATGAGTTTACAATCAGGCTCTCCTAATTCAGAACCAACTTCGATAATCTCAGTAACAATTACATTATCAACTTTCAACAAAAGACACTTAACTGTTTTGTCCATTTACTCTTTCCTCATAAAGATCTTTAACTGAATTGAGTGGCTCAACGATAGTAACAACCCAATCTAACGGAACTAAAATTTGGTCATCTTGTGTTAAAAGAATCCATGATGATAAAGATACTTCGATTTTAGCATCATAGTCTACCTCTTCAGTTAAAAGGATAGACCTTTCTGTAAGAACCTTGTGAGGTTTATTGAAAATATATCCACAAGGTTTTTCATCAGAAACAATTTCTTTAATATCAGAAATAATTGTTTCGCCGGACTTCAATAGCGCAAGTTTGATTGACATTTTTATCTTCTTCCTTCAAGGTATTATACTCAAAAAAATGGGAGGTGTCAACTGGATTTTGCCAGTTACCTCCCTATGGCATAGCGCCGACGATATTCAATTGTATTTAGTCGCCATTACCATTTCCACCATCACCAGCACCACTTCCAGGATTTATTGGGACTGCCCTACCAGAAGAAACTTTTTGAGTTTTTCCTTTCATATAAACTTTATGTGGTTTTGCTGCTGGATATGAAATAGTTTTTATTTCATTAAGAAATTGGTGGAAGGATTTCATTTTTATTTTTATTTAGAGATAGTCCTTACGGGCATGATGCTCCGGTACTATTTTCCCAAGTACGATCCGTAGAAGTCCGTCTTCAAATGCGACTTCCCGGACTTCTGTGTCGTCGGATAAAGTCCACGCTCGTTTAAAACTTCTGCTAGCCACTCCCTTGTGGATAAACGTCCTATCCGATTCGGCATCTGCTTTTTGCCCTTCGACAAAAAGTTTTCCATACTCTGTGAAAACATTGACCTCTCCTCTCTTGAATCCTGCTAATGCGAGTTCCAAATGGGATTCAACATTATTTATTTGAACCAGATTATATGGGGGGTAATTCGTTGTGGTTTCATGAAGATTAAATAGACGGTCAAAATATTCATCCATTCCAATACTATTGCGGGTGATTCTTTCCATCAGAGCAGGAAGATCCGCAGCAGTATACCTTGTGAGGTTGGTCATTATGGTAGCTCCTTTAAAAGCGAGTTTATGT